TCGGAGGGATGGCTCCAACAGCGCCTATTCCGGTGTCCAGGGCGGATCGTCCGGTCTGGCTCAGCAATTCCTGCCCGACCATGAACTTTCCAACCCCCTGCCCGAGCAGGGGATTCGCCACCATCTGTTGCGCTTCGATGTCACGCATTCGGGTCCGTTCCCGGATGCTGGCGGCGATGTCCGGGCCGGTGGCGGCGGCGATCTGCTCTTGGCGGCGGAACTCGGCGATCTGCTCCATCGTGGCGGCGTTCGCGGCGTCGATGTTGAACGTGGTCGCCATCTTCTCGATTTCTTCCGCCCGGCCGGCAGCGGCGCCGGCGGCCCGACCGACCATGTTGGCGGCGATGGACGCCACGTTCAGGGCGGCGGTGGCGCCCGTTGCGGCGGCTGTACGGGCGGCGGTAGCGTTCAGGCGCTTCAGCTCGGCTTCCGCCTTGCTGACGCCTTTCACCACGCCTGAGGGGTCTACCTCGGCCCGGATGACGGCCTTCATCTGCTTAGCCACGGCCTACCTCCTTGGCGAACTCCTCGAGGCCACGCCGACGCCAGGGCAACAGCTCATGCGCCGCCTTGCCGGTGATGGCGCACGCGATGGCCGAAAGTAGCCACTCGCAGCGTTCTTCCGTGGTCATTTCGTCGGCGGCCAGGTGCATGGGCATACTCAGTCGCTGCTCGGGACTGGCGATTCTCCACAGCCGCCTGCTGGCGGCGCTGTAGGGTGGGCGGTGTTGACTGCCTCCATGAGCCGGGTGGCGACCTCAGCCCGGATCCGGCCCATGTCGGTGGGATCCTCCATCAGTGGCGTCCCGTCCTCGCAGCTCAGGCACGCGACCCACCACCAGCGGTCGGTGGAAACTTTCAGGTAGTCGCCCAGGGTCGGCTCGCGCACGATGATCGTGCCAAGGTCGGGATCTTCGATCCGCCTGGTCCGAGACATGACTTTGGACAGGTCAACCGGCATCAGGCTTCCTCGAGGGTCAAGGACCACATCCCGGGTCCGGTGCCATCGTCTTGGCGGCTGGCCGAAGTCAGGTGCCCGGTGATGGTGTAGGCAATGCTGCCTTGGTCGGTGAACGCGAGCGCGACCGACCGGTTGACGGCATCGGCAAGGTTGGCCGGGTACAGGTGCGTCCGCAGGGCATTGTCCGTGGTCGAATCCTGCGCCATCATGTCGAACGTGGCCGTGCGGCGGATTCGGCCCGGCGCTCGCTTCTCGCGGAAGTCCGAGAGTTGCGTGATATCGATGGATGCGCGCTCGAAGCTGATTTGCACGTTCCGCACGGGGAACGTAACCGCCGTGCTTGACTGGAAATTGAGCGTGACCGTGCCGCCGTAGCCTGCGATGATTGCCATAGTTAGATCTCCGTGCCTTGCAGCGTGATGGTCACGCTAATGGTGCGTTCTGCGTCCTGGTTGCCGTCGTCGGGAACCTCGAAGCCGGTTGCGTACTCCATGTCGGTCACGACCAGCTTTACGCCGTTCGAGCTGTCGGTGAACGGGCCACCGTCAAATGCCCCGCGGACATCCTCGGCGACCTGTAGGGCATCCGCTAGGAATCCGTCGATTACGGTCGCCGTCAGGACGATTTCCGCGTGGCCCTTGGTGCCAGCCGTGGATGGCATATGGATGGTCGGGCGGATCGTGATGTCATAGAGCACCACCGGGAGCGCCACGCCAGGCACGCGCATTCCGGGGTGCACGGATGCGCTGCCGATGGTGTTTAGGCGCGAGAAGACCGCAGCGGACATACTGGAGATCATCCGGTGACCTCCTTCGCAAACTTCAGGATTTCGGCTTGGATGCGCCGGGCAATGGCCGGGCCGCGCTTACGGACCCATCGGGTGGAAATGAATCGCCCAGGCACGCGGCTTCCGCTCGCCTTGTGCTGGAATCCGTGTTCCATCAGGTGCCAAACCTTCTGCCGCTCTTTTCCGCGCTTGCCTGCGTAGTCCACGCCGATCTCGAACCACAGCGGGGCGCCGGGGCCGGATCCACGGCGCTTGGGGCCGTTCAGGCGGGTCGTAGCGGAAATGGCCTTTCGGGTGCTGCCGTCCCCGTTGAATTGGGCAGCACGCCAGGCGGCTTTCAGCTCGTTGATGTACGGACGGGCAGCGGCGCGGATGGCCTTGCGCCGGATCTGCTCGTTCAGCTTTGGCGACAGCGACCGGAGGACCCGGATGACTTCGCGGTCTTCGACCTTGAAACGGATGTTGCTCACGACTGGATCTCCGTAGCGTCGATCTCGAGCGTGCGCTTGCGGCCGTCCCGGTCCCAACATCCTCGGATGTTGAACGCCCTGGACACGCCGTTGTCGTTCCACAGAAGCCTGCACCGGGTCGTGGCCAGCGGATGCCAAGCGGCGAGGATCTTCCAGTCGGTGCGGATCTCGGGGCCACCGTCGCCGAATGCGTCTGCGGTCTGTATCTGCTCGGCGTGGCAAGCGAGGACCGCCACCGTGGTCCAGGCTTCGTTGAGCTGGTTCAGGCCGTCAAGGGATACGGTCGGCACCTGGAGCGCCATGCTGTACCGCATCATGCCTCGCGGCACGTGTCTCATCCGATGCCCTTGCCCATCATGGGGCAGATGCGATCCCAGTAATCCGAGGCAAGGGTCTGCGTGTCATCCCCGCGGCTGGCCACGTGCTGCGTCACGCGGTGCATCAGGGCCATTTCGAGCAGCTCGTTGATGGTGCCGTTTCCGGCCGTCATGGTCACCACCAGCGGGTACTCCAGGTCATCTTCGTCCAGGCTTGCGTACTGGAGGCCGTTGATGGTCACCAGCGTCAGGGTGACCGTGGCGCTGTTCTTGTCCACCGTGGTCGCCGCCGTGACCGGCTGACGCGAGAGAAGCAACAACTTCTCCGTGTTCGTCGGCTCCACGCCAACGTACTGCGTCCGGGTGACGGAGTCGTAGCACCAGCCGGTGCGCTCCTCCATCTCTCGGACGGCAGACAAATACGCCAGCTGGATCGCCGGATCGTCGTACGTGTGGGGGATCCGTGCCCAGTTGCGGAACTTGGCGAGGTCAAGCGGCATTTCGCCTCCAAGCCGGGCGGGGGCCGAAGCCCCCGCCGGGCCGTGGAACGGGTGCGATTACGCGTTCGTCACCTGGTTCTGCACCAGCGCCTTGACGCGGGTGAAGTTGCTGTTGGCGAACATCATGCCCTGGAAGCGGACTCGGGCGGTCTGCGACAGCGAGTATTCGTCGCGGATCATGCTGATCCCGCCCCATTCGCGGATCGCGAAGCCTTCCGAGATGTTGCCGAGGACCGCGACCACGTTCTTTCCGGTGCTTGCGGTCGAAACGTGTGCCGGGAGGTACTCGGTGACGTACACGGGCAGTCCGAGCAGGGTGAATTGCGCGCCGGTGGCCACGCCTGCGTCGGCGCTCGGGACGAACAACGGCACGTTGTTGGCCGTCAGTCCGGCGAGCTTCGCGTAGGCGTCCTGCGGCAGGATCCACGCCGCCGAAGCCCAGTAGGCAGCGGGGAGCTTCTCGTACCGCATCTCGGTCAGCTTGGCGAGCGTGATGCCTGCCGTGATGGCCTGAGCGCGGGTCGTTCCGGCGCTGGTGGTCGCCGTAATGTGCGTGTTGGCGTTGACGGTGAAGATCCCGGTCGGCGAGTTGGTGCCGGTGCCGCCGATGTAGCCCCACTCAAGGTTCTTGGCCATCTGGCGCTGGATGTGCTCCACCACCTCGGCTTCGATGTCGAAATTGGACTGCCGGATCAGCTGCTGCGAGATTTCGACCTTGGGCAGGCACGGGACCGGGGCCAGGGGAACCTCGGCGAAGCCGGGATCGGTGTCCGTGGTGGCCACGGTGCCGGTGTCCGGCTGGGTCCACGCCGAGGTGTACTGGTTGGTCTCCAGGGTGTTGTAGCGGAGGGTCGTGTAGCCCTGGACGCCCGTGCGAAGGTCGGCAAGGTTGCGGATCACCGTGTTGGCCGAAAGGTAGGCCAGGATCCCGTCCTCGTAGACCTTGGGGATCAGCACCGAGCTGCTCGAGGTCGTGATCAGCTCGCGCTGCTCGGGGGCCGAGCCGCCGCGCATGTAGGACAGCCACTGGTCCCGGTATTCGGTCGTGGCACGCCATTCCTCCTGGCGCTCGCGCTTCTCAGTCACCACCTTCTGAACGGCGGCATTGGACGCGAAACGCTCGCGCATCTGGGCGGCGCGAATCTGCGCGTCCAGCTGCTGCATTTCGTTGGCGATTTCGTGGCCACGGGCCTCCTGCTCAACGGTGAGACCGTCGTTGGCGACCAGCTCCTTAGACTCCGCCTCAAGGGCGGAACGCTTCTCAATCATTTCGCGGATCTTCATAGGGGTAGCCTCAATCGCAGACGGAGCCGAGCAAGGCCCGGACTGTGGGTGCGTGCTTCGGCGCTCGTCTGCGGGTAAGCGCCGTTTTCGACCAAAGAGACCTCACGGAGGTCAACGTCCTTCAGCGTGCGCTGGTCGCCTTCCCAGGCGTCAGAGCGCACGTAGAAACCGAAGCTCATTTCGGTCAGCACTCCCGACTCGACCAGGGCGCGGACATCACGCGCCTTCTGGGTGTCGGGCAGCTCGACCTCGTAGGCCAGGCCGCGCTCGTCGGAGCGCAGTTGCAGCAGTCCGCTCTTGGTGTTCGCCAGCAGCTCGCGGCGGTCGTGGCCGATCAGAAGCGACACGTTGCCCTCGAGGGAACGGTCGAACGCCCCAGGCGCCACGCGCTCGGTGAACGGCCGGCCACCGTTCACGCCGCGGATGGTCAGCGGGAGGCTGGGCGCGTTGTACACGGCCGCGTAGCCGGCGAGCTTGTTGCCGGAACGCTCAAAGGTCGTGGTCCGTAGCTCAAGCATCCTCGGACTCCGTTTCGCTCGTTTCGGTTGGGCCGGTGGCCGCGCTGGCGCCGCCCGGCATGGTGACTTCGGGATCGTCCAAGCCCTCGAGCCTGGGCAGGCCAAGCGCGTGCCGGGCATCGTTGGGGGACATGATTCCCGCGAGCACCAGCTTCGAGTAGCTCATGCCCTGGTCGCGGAGGTTGCCGCGCAGCAGCGGGGTAACGTCGAAACGCACGTGCTCGCCGGGGCCGCAGAGCTTGCGCGTCAGCTCCGATTCCCACGCGGTGGCCCATGCGGAGATAGCCCCATCGGTGTAGGCGCGAGCCGTTTCGGCTTGCGACGCCAGCGCACCGCCGCCCTGCTGGAACAGCATTTCCGGCGGCACGCCAAAAGCTCGAGCGATTTCCTGCACGGAGAACCGCCTGGACTCGAGCATGGAAGTCGAAGTCTCCTGGCTGATCTTCTCCGCCTTCATGCCTTCGCGCAGGATCAGCGGTCGGCTCGCGCCGTCAGCGGTCGCGTGCATATTCATCCAGGCGTCACGGATGGCCTGCACGGTCTGATCGCTCATGGCGCCGGGGTGGCTGATGGCAATCTTGCCCATTGAGCCGGTGCGGACGAGCGCCGCGTGGGCGCCGTTCTCGTCGGCGGCGAGCTGGAAGGCGTGCCGGGCTACGTCAATTGGGGACCGGAACCAAACCGGGTTGAGCGGGTCGGGGTAGCACCCCACGTGCAGCACCTGATCGGAGGTCAGGCGGAGATTCCCGATGGAATACTCAACGCCGTCTTCCTTGATTTCGCCGCTCATGGCGTCGGCTGGCACCGGCTGAAGCTCGGCCACCGAGCCGTCCGAAGCCCGGCGGATGATGGCTAGGCCGTTCCCTGTCGTGAGCGCCGTGGCCGTGGTGTATCGGCGAAACTCGTAGCCCGACTGCCACCGGCTGGCGTCCCGGCTCAACATCATGGAGACCGGGTGATCCGGAATCGGATTGCCTTCCGAGTCGTGGACCATGACCGGAAGACGGGCGATGTCCGCGGAAATCAGGTTTGTGGCGCGGACCACCGCCGGGATGGCCTCGGCGGGTCCAGCGTTGATCGGCTCCGGGCGGGTGTACACCGCGACCGCAGTCTTGAAGCCGAAGAAGCGTGCAAACAGTCCCATGCGCGCATGGGAACGGAACGCCCCGTCTTGTCAACTATTTTTGCAGACTTCCAAACTATCCGATTGGGCACCCGCTCGAGGCCAGCCCGGTGGCCTCCCGGACTTGGTGGTGTTCCATCAGGAGCGCGGCCATGTTCCCGGCGACCACGGCGTCTGTATTCCCGTGCGCCATGCCTTTTACCGGGCGAATATTGCCGACGTTGTCCTTGATCAATTTGATCGCCTGGAGCGCCGCCCGAAGCACCGGGTCCGGTTCGTAGAACAATTGGCGGGACTTCAATAGGTCACCCCAGAGCTTCCACGCGGGGGCCATTGTTCGGATCGACTGGTCTATGGGCACGATGGGCCAACCCTTATCGATCCACCGCTTGACGTCCCGCGCCTGGCTTGGGTGGGGGTCTACCCCGATCTTCCGGATGTCGTAGCGCATCATGAGCGCCTCAATCTCGGCCTCAATCACCAGCATGTCGTGCCATTCCCCAGGCATCCGGCGCAGGAAACCCTGCTCCACCCACGCTCCGAGGGGGTTCTTGCAGCGCTTCTCGTCTAGGCCAATGTCCAATCCGGCCCACCAGGAGATATTCCGGGCGCGGATTCGGTCGCCGTCCACGACCATGAGACAGGCCGAGGTCAGGTCGAGCTGGGCACCGAAACCGCCGCGGGAGAGGTCCAAGCCGATGACCGCCGGTTGGCCTTGCAGGCGTTCCCAGCTGCA